ATGCGGGAGGGGGGTATGATTTGCGAGACCCCCCTCCCCTACCCGAGCTTGTGGCTCAAGTTATTTAATTTTTCTGCTTGACCTTTCGATAGATACCAAGGATGTTTTCCTTACATATCTCATCGATTGCTGTTTCAATAGCAAGATCCTGATCAGATTCTGACAATTCATCAGAAGTCTGAACGATCCTAGCTAGGTAGGCCGCTGTGTAATAGCCGGCCGCTTGATCGAACGAATCCCATTCCTCGTACTGTGTGAAAGGATCGAAAGGATTGTCGATTGTCGTTAGCATGTGCAGATCAGACATCTCAACCTTCCTCGATCAGTGCACTGTTGAGGGTGCTGGTAGGTACGCCCAATGCATCAGCGATCTCAGCCTGGGTATAGCCAGAAGCCAACATGTTCTTAGCTCTTGCCAGCTTGGCAGGGGCCATGACTGTTCGCTCACGGGGGGTAGCCATCTCTCTCACCTGGTCTAGATCTGTGTGATCAAGAATCCTGGAGAGGAAGTTGTTACTGATGGCGCCCGCCTGGACGGCTTCCCATTCAGAGGGGGTGATGTCAACGGGTGACTTCTTAGCACCGACCCGAGTACGAGCCTCTTGAAGTGCTTGACCTTTGATCTTCTTAAGGTCAGCTGCCTCCATGTCGGGGTTAGCCTGGCGCTTTGCTGAGACTATGCGGTTTGCTACAAGCTGGGCCTGTCGTTCGAGGGGGGCGTTCTTTAGGGCCACGTTAAGTTTACCCTTTAGAGATGCCACCTCATTTGCATATGTCTGCTTAGCTGATGGTGAATAGGGGATGGTCTTCGTAGCAACCATTGCCTTACGGGCGTTGTTTGCCAGTGACTTCAACCTATTAGCATGATCGGCGTACACGGCTTCCATGGGAGTTCCCGAAGAAAGCTTGTATGCGTTATCAGTATTCGCCATCTTAGTTGTCTTGACGGTACGAACGACGGTCTTCCCCTGAGAGTTGGTGTAGGTTTCACCAGTAGGTACATAGACCTTCTTGCCAGTGGCAGGGTCGATCGGACCACCAAGTCTAGCCGGGCGGAGCTTCTGATCTGGGATGCGCTCTTCAGACTTAGCCTTCGAGATGAGCGTGTCTGCTCCTGCTCGAGGACCACCCTGATACTTGGTCTTGAGATCCTTGATCCCGTTGTCGACAGCAGATTGCCTATAGTTGAGATTGTGCTTTTCAGCATCGATAACAACCATCGAATGGCGAACCGCTCTAGCGATCTCATCATTCGAGGCCTTCTTGATCGTCATGTCGGTGATCAGATTGGAGACGTCGCCCATCTGCTGTTGCTTAGCGCGAGCAGTCATAGGCTTCATTCCAGGATAGGCCGGATAAGCCTTCTGAGGATCGAAGTCCTTAAGACCAGCCAACGGCTTTGAATTCTTGACGGCCTGTGAATTATTAGGAATGACGAGAACGGTGTCACCATCAAAGTCTGCACCAGACAGTCGCCCGGCAACCTTCGAGTTGATACCTACTGCATCTCGTGCATTCTTAATAATCGAGTTGGCTTCACGATTCCGGTTGTTTACCGTAAGCTCAGGGATCTCGAAAATGCCACCATGCGGATGGCGAATGAGAACAACCTTCTCACCGTTTCGGTAGTTGGGCGCATAGATCTCATCATCCTTAAGACTGTTAATCGGAAGAATAACATGACTAGCAGTTCTCGGAAGGCCGGCAGCCTTAAGGTGAACGGCGGCAGCGTCAGCACCATCGGCAAATGCTTCAAGAAGCTTCTTTCGAACGGCAGGGTTGGTCAGAGACATGATCTCATCGAACTCGGCCTTACGAACGTCATAGCCCAAACCGAGCTGCTCTTTTGCAAGGGCGGGGGTTTGTTTTGAGAGCATCTGCGAGGAGAGAGTCTTGGACCACTTAGTCCAATCACCTTCCTCATTAACGATGTTCAGGGCTGAAACAACGCGCTCTTTACCATTAGCATCAGGTTTCGTGATCTGACGAACGACAGAACCAAACGGGTTGTCCGGATCATCCTTCATCTTCTTCATGGCGTCGAGCTTATTGCCGGTGTCCTTCTTGTTCGTGTTGAACATGAGGTCCACACCATCAGGAAGATCATCGCTATACATAGCCATGCCCTTGAGGTAGTGCGTACCGTCAACAGCGATGCGAACCTGCGCATACTTGGAGTTACCAAGAGACACGTCATCCACACCGCGACGAACCTGAATAACGCCGTCCATGTCAGCGCCACCCTCATCTGCATACCGAACGCCGACTCGCTTGGAGTTGACACTCAGCGGCTCATGAAGGCCGAGGAACGAACGGCCACCGTCTTCGCTGTATTTGGTGATCGCCTGGATCTTATCCTGATTCTTATAGGTCTCAGAATATGGAGTTCCCGGCGGGACAAGAACGCGAAGCGTGGTGTACTTCCCGGTACCAAGCTGTTGAACCTTGACATAGTGAATGTCGTAGTCGTCTTCTTTAAGCATCTCGACTGCTGTCTTGAGCTTGGTCGGGCTGATTCCGAGATGGTTCTCAGTTCCAGCACCAACGTCGAGATATTTTTTCTCGGCGACCTGGTCCTTCAGCATATTAGCGATGGTGACCAGCTCCTCCTGACGTTCCTTCATTCCAGGATCGAGGAGTGATCGAACAGAAGACTCATTCAAGCCGAGACGTTCACCGATAGCGACGTTGGACATACCCTTGTCCTTCATCCGCTGCGCTTGAGAAGCCATGGAGGCACGCTGTTCGTTCTTCGCAATGGACTTCATCGCCCGAAGCTGAGTGGTCGTGATATCGAAACCGCGAGCGATCTCAACGTCAGACATACCCTGCTTGCGAAGCATCTCGACATGGTCGAGGAACATCTTGTTACGCTGGTTCGGCGTCTTACCACTACCCCAAGGATATCGGCCCGACTTGCGGAGGATACCGATGTGGGCGAGTTCGTCAGGGCTCAGATCGATATCTGTCACGCGTAGGCCTCCTCTCTCAGAATGTTGATTCGCTTGTCGAATGTGATGATGCGATCCATGATATGTGCGATGTAATCCGGCTCAGGTTTGAACTCTCGAACTTCATCGTTCTGATAAAGGCGAAGTTCAGCGTCGATGTCAAAAGGCTTGTAGCCGTATTCGAGGCAGAAGAGAGCAAAATAGATCTCAAGCTGCTTCTCCGAGGTTCGAGTCAGACCCGTCTTCAGGTCGTGAATTCGAAGCATATTCTTTCGGAAAGAAATAGCGTCAGCAGTGCCGAACACGTTCTCCGAATAAAATAGTGTGACCTCGGGCGACATCTTATAGCCGATAGCGTCGTTCACATATCGGTTGATGGTCTTGTTGTTGGCCGGGAATTTGACTCCGAGTCGAATGGCTTCAGAAGCCAGCGCATGGAGATCACTACCACGCTGAGCAGCAAGATGGGTTAGGAACGTACGATCCAGCTTCTCGTCGTCGTAGTTGACCCAATGATACTTACTAGCGCTGAGGAACGCGTGTCTTCCTGCGAGAGCTGAATGATAGTTGAAGCGCATCGAGAATTTCCTCTTTGTTTTCGGGATAGATAAAGGCAGCGAAGGACCATTCATCAAGTAGTCCTACATACCAATCTTGATTCGGTTGGTGAATCTCATTGGCGGATCGCTTGAACTCGAGGAATGCGTAACGCTCATGCCAAATGACAAGCATGTCAGGAATGCCTTGAACTTCACTCGAGTTACCCTTAATAATAATACAGCCAGGGAAGAGAGCTTCGATTTCTTCTCGAACGTCTCGCTTAAATTTGCTTTCTAGCGCCACAAGCTCTAACCTTTCTCAAAAAGGCAGAGTGTGTAAACAAGCACATTCTACTCCTTCTATTATAATCCGTGTTTTGAATGCGTGGGCAAATGACCAAGTCGGTCGGGCCATAGAAAGTGGCCAGTTTTTTGGCCAAAAGCATAAACTTGCTATATAGTAATTTTTCTCTTATAGTAACATAGAGAAATTTTTCAAAAGTGGCCACGGTTGGTCATTTATAGCAGGTTGTGGGCGCTAAAACGGCTAAAAACAGCCGAAATAGGCCCTTTTTCTTGGTCATTTGCCCACACACTCCGAAAATCTCGTGGCCAAAACTGATTTCAAAACTGGCCACTTTGCCCACTTTTTTGGCCATTTTGCCCTCCGCTTGGACATTTTGTGCCCACTTAATTTCAGCAAAAGTGGGCAAGTGGCCAGTTTTGAATCGTCCCTACATCACCTAAACCGGCTGCGAAACCCACGAATACGCAGAGATTGCAGCCACAAATCCGACGAAAATCCACAAGACAACCAGCCCGAACGCCTTGAATTCCTGCCAGTTCACTTCGCGATCACCTCGTGATACCCGTTATCCAGGTCCGCACCCCTCGTGTAGAGCGCGTCGAGAACCTCCTTCGTCACGAATCCGTCCGGCTTGATAGCCCCGAAGCTAGCCACCAGGTAGAAACCGATCTTGTCGTCGATCTCCTCGTCCTCGAGGTCATACTGGGTAGCCA